CACCGGCCCTGCGCCCTGCTCTTTGGCTGCCCCCATGAAGCGCAGCCCCGGCCTGCGGGTGACCGGCCCCTGTGCCAGCGGCACGGCGTTGCGCATGGTGAGCGCACCGGTCTGGTAGCGTATCTGGTCGGCCCGCGCCGTGAGCAAGGGCGAAATCTCGCCGCCGTTGAAGGCTTGCTGGACAGGATAGATGGTGCCCATGGTTCTTTTCCTGAATGCGGTGGTTTGAGGTTGTGTTCATCCACCCACGGCGCGGAAGTTTGTGTTCCGGCAAGGAAGCAGGCGTCGTTCGCGACGGGAGCGTACTCTCACGGTACGTGACCGGAGCGAACGGAACGGCTGACGCAGCCCGAAGGCGAAATCCCGCGCCGTGCTACCCTCGCGCCTTGATGAAGCAGCACTCGGCCCCTTCATCCAGTTCCACTTCACGACTCGTAGCCGCGTCATTGAGGCGTGCGGCATCGACAACCCACTGGTACCGGTCGAGCATGGCGCGCATCATGGCCCCGCCATCGCGGGCCAGCGGCAACGCCACTTCGGCAGCCAGCTTCGCGGCCACGGCATCGCAGAAGTCAGGGGGCCAGAAAGTGGGGTCGGCATCGCGGGCCACGTAACGGGTGTTGCAGGGGGCGGCATCGGTGTAGATGCTCCCGCGCACCACCTCGAAGGGCAGCCCCTGTCGTGCAAGGTTCCCGTCTGCCCGCACGTCGATGACGCGCACGCAGTCGGCAGGCAGCACATAGGCGTGGGCGAAGCCGAACGGGGGCGGCGTGTCGCTCTTCGAAAGTGCGGCCCACACCGTGGCGTGCGCCCACGGGTGCGCCCGTAGCACCTCGTCCACCACGTCGCGCCACGCTGCGGAACAGCGCACGGCGGAGGGTGTCTGCTGCTCGGGGCTGGCTATCTCCGTCTGACCGATGAGCCGCAGGGCCTTGTTCATGATGCCGACGATGCTGGGCATGTCTTCTCCGAAAGGGCCGGGTCACCCCGGCCCCGTTGCTGTTACTTCTTGCTGGAACCCTTGGGCCCGGACTTGCCGCCCTTGTCTGCGGCTTCCTGCCCGGCGTCCTGTCCTGCGTCGGGCTTGCCAGCGTCGTCGCCAGCCCCGGCGTCGTTTCCGGCATCGGGCACGGTGGCTGCCCCGTCTTCGGCCAGCTTCAAGGCAGCGGTCACGGGGTCGGCGGCATCGCCAACCGCATCGGCCTCCGGCACCACCACGGGCGGGCCGTCCACGAGTTCGAACAGTGCAGGGTCGAGCGTTTCGGTGTCCGAGGTCTGGATGTCGCTACCGCGCAGCACGAACGTGCCGTGGCGCGTGGTGTCGACACGTGCTTTCCATATGCGCATGTCGGCCTCCCCTAGCGCGGCAGGTAGGTGGTGAACACGTCCACGGTGCCCGTGGGCGCGGTGTCGTCGGTGGTCAGCTTCACCTTGACGAAAGGCCGCACGTCAGAGGCCAGAGGCAGTACGCCGATGACCTCCCCGGCCTTGATGGTGGTCGCCCCGGCGAAGGTCTTCTTGAAGAGGACGGGCACATCGGCATAGCTGCCGTTCTGCGTGTCGCAGTCCTGCACGGTGACGGTGAGGCTCTTGCCCGACGAGAAGCCCACCTGCGTGGCGGCCACGATGGCAAGCTCAAGTGCGCCCTGCGTGTTGTGGGCGCGGATGGGGCCGCCGTTGCCGGGGGCCGAGGTGTTCACCGGAACGGCCTGCGCCTTGGCGAGGTATTCACCGTTCACGCGAAGGATGTTCTTGTACATGGTTGCTCCTTTACTGCCCCGGCGCGGCGTCCCCGCACACGCCGGGGCGTTGCGGGTTAGGCGTAGGCGGGCAGGCCCGTGACGACAGCGTCGGTGCCGTCGTTGAAGTTGTACGAGGTGACGATTTCGATGCCGTTCCAGTGGGTGAAGGTGCGGTCGATGTCCTTGTCCTTGGTGCCCACCTGCAGCGAGTTGCCCTTGTACTGGTTGAGCAGGTTCTTGCAGCGTTCGTGGCAGAAGAGCAGCGTGTTGCCGTTGCTCGACCCGCGCACCATGGCGATGAGGTCGTCCACCATGGCCTCGGTGGGCTTCTTGCCCTTCTGGATGTTGACGATGGCGCCCACGGTGTTGGGGTTGGCAATCTGGATGCCGAGATAGGCCTTGAGGCGCAGCCCGTAGACCAGCACGCCCTGATAGGTGCCGCCGCTGGCCTTGTAGAGGGTGCCACCGGCAATGGGCTGCACGTCGAGCATGGTGCCCTGCTTGAAGCCCTCGGGGCTGTAGAGGCCGCAGGTCTCGCCCTTCACGAAGCGCACGGCCACGAGGGAGTAGCTCCCGCCGGAGGTTCCGCCCGCGTCGATGGCCTTGCCCTTGTCGAGGGCGTAGCGCAGGAAGTTGTCATAGATGATGCGCTGTTCTGCGGTCTGTCCGCTCTTGCGCAACACCTTGTCGATCTTCTTGGCGAAGTACTTCTCCTTGCCGCCGAACATCTGGGCGGTGTCTTCAGGGCATTCGATTTCACCGCCGAGAATGCCGAGGTCGACCTTCGTCAGCTTGGTCGCGGCATCGACCACGGGCAGGGGGGCGTTCATCTCCACAAAGCCCGCGCCCTGCACGTCCACCACTTCCTCGTAGTTGTTCCACATGGCGTGGGATGCCGCGTCGAACGGGATGCGCTTCATGATGGGGGCCTCTTCGGTGAGGGCGTCCACCTGATGCGGCTGCTTCTTCGCGAACTCCTGCGAGAGTTCATGCAACGTCTTCATGCGATTACTCCTTGCCTCCGAACACTTCCTTCATCAGGAACTGTTCGGTGCTCATGGGTTTGGTTCCACCGCCCGACGGAGAGGCCCCGCCGAGCGAATCCTCGGAGACCAGCGTGGAGAGCGCGTGCAACGCCTCGATGATGACGGGGTCGTCCGCCGCACCGATGGCGGCGAAGGCCGGGGCCAGACGCCCCTCCATCTTGCGGTCGAGCATGGTCAACGCGCCGAGGGCGGCCTGTCTGTTGGCGTCGAAGTGCGTGCCCCACCGCGAACGAAGGTCGGCTTCACCGGTGCGGAGAAGTTCCGCCTTGGCGTCTGCCACTTCCTTCAGTTGCCAGTGGGCCAGCGCCTTCGCCTGTTCCGCCGTGACGCCAAGGCGCACGCACTCCAGCTTGAAGCGGCCCTCCTGTGCTGTGTCCACCTGCGTCCCTTCAGGCCAGCCGAGGTCGATGTCCTCGGGCTTCGCCGCCGGGTTGATGCCGCTACCGCGCTGGAGTGCCTGCAACGCCTCTTCCGGCGTGCCGAACCCCTTCACCGCCTCGCGCCATGCCTCGGGCATGGACTGCGACCAATGCGCCCCCTGCCCTTCGGCCCCTGCTGCCTCCGTCCCTGCGGCTTGGGCCCCGGCCTGTGTCCCGGTCGCCTGCTGTCCGCCTGCGGCCTCGCCAGATTCGGGTGCGCCAGTCTCCGTTCCGGTGCCTTGTGCACCAGACTGTCCGGCAGCCATTGCCACCTGTTCCGTCTGGCTCGTCTCAACGCCCTGCGTACCGGTGTCGGTGGTTCCCTGCCCGGCTGCTGCGTTCATGGTCATGGTCTGTCCTCCGTGGCCACGGCACGCATGGCCCGTGAAAGGTTCAAGAAGGCATCCTCGTCCGCGAGGGCGAGGTCATTCAGCACGTCGTCGGCAAAATCCTTGAGGGCACACTCGCGATGGATGGAACTGTTGCCGCGCCACGCGGGGCGATGCGCACCCAACCTGTCGAGCAGCACCACCAGCACCCGCTTGCCCGCCGGGGTACGCGCCACGTCGCGCAGGTCTTCGAGATATTGACGCTCCCGCTGGTCGGCCATGCGCCGTGCGCGAAGCTCGTCAGGGTCGGCCAACAGGTCGCCGAGGGGCGAGATGTCATCCAAAGGCATCAGGCTCCACCTCCTGCAAGGTCATGGGCCAGCGTCCCCGGCCCGGTTCGCGTGCCCGCGACCTTGGCAAGGCCCTGCATGGCGGTGATGGCCTCTTGCGCCTGCGCCTCGCGAGCCTTGGCCTCGTCGCGCTGCTGGCGCAGGGCGGCCACGTCCTCGTCACTGCGCACCACGCGGCCCGGTGCGCCGATGCCCTTCGCCAGTTCATCCACGGCCTGGTCCATATCCACCTTGTCGAGAACGCCGGGGTCGGCCTCGGCCAGCTGCATCACGTCCATCAGCAAGGCGCGGGTGCTCTCGGCCCCGGTCTGCCGCAACGCCTGCGCCAACGGGCTGATGTAGGAGATGTCCACCACGGCCACCTCACCGAGGGCGTCGGGCGGTGGCGGCAGCATCCCCGCCCTGTCCAGCAGGGCGAAGGTGCGGAAGATGACAGGGGTCAGCACCTTGGCCTCGTAGGCTTCGAGACTCGGCCCCATGAGTTGCAGCCGTTCGCGCTTGCGTTCGAGGTATTCGCCGTAGGTCATGTCCTTGGGGCGCAGTTCCAGCGGCATGTCGGCGAAGTAGCTGGCCATGGTCGTCTGCCTGATGCGGTCGACCACGGTCGCTATCTCCTCGCGCACCTGATTCAGGTCGATGCGCACCTCGTACAGCGGCCCTATGCCGTGCGGGTCGCCCCCCGAGACGGCGTTCTCGCCGCCGGGGTTGACGTTCAAGCGTTGCTTGAAGGATGCAGGTTTGCGCGTGGGCGGGTTGATGACCTTCTGAAGGCCCACCAGTTTCTGTTTCTCCAGTTCCTGCAACTGCTTCACGTCGGGCAGGCAGTCGTCGCCGGGGGCAGAACCGTAGAGGTCGAGCGTGTCGTCATAGGCCGCGAAGAAGTACGGCATCTCGTGGTAGCCGCTCTCCGAGAGCACGTCGTCGGCCCCGGTCGCCTCGTACATGTATGAGGCGAAGGGCATGTTCCGCGCGTCGATGCGCCCGTGCTGGCGTTCCGTGCGGGGCCGCACCACATGCACCACCTCCACGCGCTCGTGCCCCTTGTTCGTTTCGAGCAACTTCACCGTGGCGGGTGTCAGCCTGTCGCGCCCGAAGCGTTGCTCCATCTGGCGGGCGGTCAGCTTGAGGCGACGCACCACGGTATCCAACCCTCCGTCGGCATCGAGTGCCACGGCCCATGTGCCCACGGTGCAACTCTCGAAGCGGCACAGCGCCCCCTGCGAGTTGTCCTGAAAGAGCAAGAGCGGCCCGAAGGCGAGAAACTCCATGTTGCAGGCGTGGATGGCCTGATAGAAGCCGCAGGCACGCAACACGCTGTTGATGCTGGCCTCCACCGTGTCGAGCCATGCCCGCGCCCCGGTGCGTTCGTTCTGCACGTCGTCGCGCAGACTCCAGCGGAACCACGGCAGAGCCGCAGGCGTCATGCCACCGGTCATGCCAGTGGCAGCCACCTTGAGGGCGCGTGTCCCTTCGCGGTTGAGCAGCCCCTTGCCGCGCGAAGCTATGACGTCCGCACCATCCTGCCCCTCGTAGATGCCGCGCATGGGCATCAGCCATTCCGAGATGTCGCGCCATTGCGCCTCACGGCGCTTGCGCAACCCCTCGACGTGCTCCGCCACCTCGGAAAGTTCCTTGAGCAGTGCCGAGCGCATCTAGCCCCCCACCCGACCGAGCAGGCTGTTGCCGATGGTCGATGTGCTCCCCGTGGCCCCGAGGGGCGAGGTCAGCACCGTGCCCCCCGAACCCATGCGGGCACGCAAACGCCGCGCCTCATCGTCGCGCACGCGCTTCGATTCGGGTTCGGCCTCCTTCTCGCGGATGGGCGTAGGTTCCGGTGTCGGCACGTCGGGAACCGAGGGCTTGGCTTTGCCTATGCCTCCGCCCCCTCCCCCCGCGCGACAGAGGCGCACGGGGCCGAGGATGCAGACGAACAGCAGCACGCCAAGCATGGCGCAGACCATGACGAGACGCCCGAACAGGCGACGCAACGAACGGAGCACCTTCATGCGGTCT